CGTTCGAGCCGCCGCATGGCGGAGGACGATGAGGATCAGGACGAACAGAAGGGCAAGCGCTCTCGCCGGGCCTCGGAGGAAGATCCGGACGATGACGGCGATGACGGCAAGTCAAAGGGCAAGCGTTCGCGTCGGGCCTCGGAAGACGATCCGGACGATGACGGCGATGACGGAAAGTCCAAGGGCAAGCGCTCGCGCCGTGCCTCCGAAGATGATCCCGACGATGATGGCGATGACGACAAGTCCAAGGGCAAGCGCTCGCGCCGTGCATCGGAAGATGATCCGGACGACGATGGCGATGACGACAAGTCCAAGGGCAAACGCTCGCGCCGCGCGGCTGAAGACGACGATGACGATGATGAGGACGACAGCCGCGAGGAAATGCACGGCCGCAATGCCCGCGCGTCGGCCCGCGTCCGCGAACAGCAGCGCATCGCCGCCATCCTTGGCCATAGCGCCGCCGCCGCCAATCTGCCGCTGGCCGTCAGTCTGGCCTGCGAAACCCGCATGACCCGCTCCGAAGCGATCCGCACCCTGCGCGGACAGGTCCGTAAGAGCCGCGATGATCGCGACGACGATGATCATGATCGCAGCCAAAACCGCCATGCGCGCTCCGATCGCATGAAGCGCAATACCAATCTCGGCACCGAGGTTGAAGTCACCGGCAGCAAGGCGGTCGATGCCAGCTGGGGCGCGGCCTTCGCCAAAGCGGGCATCAAGACGCGCTGATCAGCAGCCCAACATCAGGCCTTTGCACCGGGCCTCTTCCCCCTAATCTGTGAGAAAGGAGCCCGGTCATGGGCAATCCCACCAATCCCGTTTTTACCGAAAACCGCCGCGAGGGCGGCTATGTCGTCTGGGATCCCAGCGACGGCATGCTGACCCGCGAAGCCATCATCCTTGTTTCGGGCAGCGGAGTCTGCCTGGCCGGTCTGGTACTGGGGGCTGAGCTCACCGGCGCCGCCGGGGTTGCGGCCGCGCTGGGCACCAACACCGGCAACGGCACGTTCGGTGCGATCACCGTCGGCAATGCGGCGAAAATCGGCGTTTATACCGTCGAATTCGACGATGCCACCCACTTCATCGTCAATGATCCGACCGGCATCGAGGTCGGGCACGGCGTTGCCGGGACGGCCTTCAGCGCGGGCGGGCTGGGCTTCACCATCACGGCAGGCGGCACGGCCTTCGCGGCGGCGGACAGCTTTACCATCACGGTGACCGGCACGACCAAATATGGGCCGTTCGACCCCACTGCCACCAACGGTCTGCAGAACGCCGCAGCGATCCTGTGGAGCGGTTATCGCGATGCCACCTCCGCCGATCGGCGCGCGGTGGCCAATGTGCGCGGGCCGATGAAGGTGCAGGCGGCCGAACTGGTCTGGGGCGCCAACGTCACGACCACGCCGCAGCAGACCGCTGCGCTGGCCCAGCTCAAGGCCTTGGGCATCCTCTCGGTCTGATCCCTGGCGGGCGGTCTGCCGCCACCTGATTTCTCGAAAATTCAACATCCACTGAACCGGTCAGCGCGCGCTGCCCGTCCCCTTGGGCTGCGCGCGTGATTGGCGTGGCCTCCCATTTGGAGCTCTCCATGTCGATCATCAATATCTTCCGCCAGGATCCGTTTTCCGAAGTTGCGCTGACCAGCCAGGTCGAGCGCATCCCGCATCTGCCCAGCATGCTGGGCGATCTGGGCGAGGCGCTGTTCAATCCCAACCCGATCCGCACCACGGCGCTGGCGGTGGAAGAGCGCGACGGCATCCTGACGGTTGTTCCTCTGAGCCAGCGTGGCCAGCCCACCAATGCAGAACGTCAGACCGAGCGCCGCCGGATGCGCTATTTCGACGTGCCGCGCATCTTTAACGGCGATACGATCCATTCGCACGAGCTGCAGAACATCCGCGAATTTGGGCAGGAAAGCGTTCTGATGCAGGTGCAGACCGAAGTTGCGCGCCGTCTGGGCGGCCCGACCGGTCTGCTCTCGGTGCTGGACTATACCGAGGAATATCAGCGTCTGGCAGCGGTTCAGGGCATGCTGCTCGATGCCGACGGCAGCGTCTGGTTCAACTGGTTCGACGAATTTGGCTTTGTCCAACCGGCTGAAATCGCCTTCAACCTCGATGCCAAGGTCGAATACACGCTGCGCCCGATCATCAACGCGATGGTCCGCTCGATGGCCCGCTCGTCCAAGGGTGCCTTTACCACGGCCACCAGCGTCATGGGGCTGTGCGGCGACAGCTTCTTCGACGCCTTCATCACTCATCCCGACGTCGAAAAGACCTATAAGAACTGGTCCGACGCGACCGAGCTGCGCAAGGGAGGGGCGTTTGAAAGCTTCCCCTTTGCCGGGGTCAACTGGGTCAACTATCGCGGGTCGGACGACAACACCACGATCAAGATCCCCGACGACAAGGTGAAGTTCTTCCCGGTCAACGCGCCGGGCGTTTTCGAGAAGGCCATGGCGCCGGGCGAGAGCTTCGACTGGATCAATACCCCCGGCCGCGAACGCTATGTCGTTCCGATTTTCGACCGCGATCGCAATTCCTGGTGGCGGATGGAGGCGTATGAATATCCGCTGTTCATCTGCAAGCGCCCCGAAGTGCTGCGCACCGGTCACCAGGGCGCCTAAGGGCAGGCGGCCATGGCCATCAATTGGGACAGCCTCGTTCTCGGGCCTTCGATGAAGGTTTTCGGGGAGGAGGTTGTCTATACTCCGCGCGGGGGCCAGCCTATCCCGATTCCGGATGCGGTGTGGGATGAGGCTTCGACCGAAACCCACATCGTCGACGGTGAAGAGGTGGTTATTCAGACCCCCACGCTGGGCATCCGCGCCGCTGCGCTGAACGGCATCGAGGCGGCCCAAAGCGACCGGGTCACCATAACCGCCACCGGCAGCGCCTATGTCGTGGCGCGGCCCCTGCCTGATGGCCATGGCCACATCCTGCTCAAACTTATGAAGGCGCAGCCCTGATGCCTTGGCCCGCGCCCGACGAGATCGTTACCTCGCAGCTCCTGCTCGGCCTGTTCGAGACCCAGTTGCGCGCCGATGGGGCCACCGATGCGGGCGCGCGGGTGTTTCAGCCGGGCGACTGGCCGACGGTGCGCGGGCAGATGCCGATCATCAAACTTCGGATCCTGCGCGAGAGGCGTCAATCGCAAAGCCGTTCGGGCTCGCCGCAATACACCACCACCGCCATGATCCGCGTGATCGGCGAGGTGGAAGCCTATGCCAGTGAAGACAACGCCGGCGCAGCTATTGCCGAGGCCGCATGCTGGCTCCTCAAGCGCCAGATCGAGATCGCTATCGTCAACTCGCATGAGCTTTTCATGCGGATCCAGCAGATCGCATCAATCGACAGCTCTCTGGTCATTTCGTCTGAGGGTGCCACGCATATTGCCGCGATCGTCATGGATTTCGCGGTGGAGTTCTTCGAGGACGCCGACAGTTTTGCGCCCGTCTCCGCCGATGACGTGAATGACATCGATCTGACGGCCGCCAATCATCCGCCGCTTTCGGCCCAATTTCCCCTAAATCCCTAGGAGCCTGCCCATGCGCGTCATCTGCGCCCCGGATCGCCTTGTGCTGCATCCGCAAACCCGCCGCCGAATCGATGGCGTGCGCGGCATTCCCCACGACCAAGGCGATTTCGCGATCGCGCAGCTGATCGAGCACGGCGACCTGCTGCTGATCGAGGACGAGGTCGCTGAGGAAGAGGCCGAAGTCGAGGCCGCGCCCGTAACCGAAGAAAAGGAATGATGGCATGACCGTGCCTTTCGTAAACACGCCGTCGAACCTGCGGATCCCGCTGTTCTTTGCCGAGCTCGACCCCTCGAAGGCCAACACCGCCCAGGCGACCCAACGCACGCTGCTGGTCGGACAGATCCTGAGCGGCGGCACGTACACGGCGGGAACGCCGGTGCGCGTCGCTTCGGCGGCTGAAGCTGTGACCGGCGGGGGCAAGGGGTCGATCCTCTCGCAGATGGCAGCCTATTATGCGCTTAACGATGGCGCGGGCGAGGTTTGGGCGCTGCCTCTGGCCGATGCGGGCGGCGCCACCGCGGCCGCGGGCACCTTGGCCGTCACCGGCACGGCGACCGCACCCGGCACGATCGCGCTCTATGTGGCGGGCGTGCTGGTTCCGATCGCTGTGTTGACCGGCGATACGGCCAGCGCGATCGCTGGCAACATCGTGACCGCCATTAACGCCTCGGACGGGCGGGTTTCGGGCAATCCTTCGATGATTGCCTGCGGCTTGCCGGTTACGGCCTCGGCCACCGGCGCCAATGTCACGGTGACGGCGCGCAACGCGGGCCTGCTGGGGAACGATATCGATCTGCGCGTGAACTTCCTTGGGACTGCAGGCGGCGAAGCGCTGCCCGCCGGGGTTTCCATCGCGATCACGGCCATGGCCGGCGGCGCGACCAATCCGGCGCTTACGACCCCGTTGACCAATCTGTCGGATCAGACCTTCGACTTCATCGTTTGCGCGCAAACCGACGCGACCGCCCTGACGGCGCTGAAGGCCTTTCTGGCCGACACCGCAGGCGGGCGTTGGCACCCGCTTTCGCAGATCTACGGCCATGTCTGGACCGCCATGCGCGGCACGGCAGGGACGGTTGCCGCAGCAGCAGCTGCGCAGAACAACCAGCATCTGACGATCATCCCCTTTTACGATGGGCCCAATCCGGTCTGGGGCTGGGCGGCGGCCTTTGCCGGTGCGGGCGCGCAAAGTCTGCGCGACGATCCGGGGATCCCGCTGCAAAATCTGCCGGTGCAGGGCATTCTGGCCCCTCTTATGGCTTCGCGCTATCTTCAGCCGGTCCGCAACACCACGCTGCTCTATAGCGGATGCTCCACCTGGTTTGTCGATGCCACGGGCGCGGTGCAGATGGAGCGGATCATCACCACCTACGTCACCAATGCCCAAGGCGCGGCCGACAATTCCTATCTGAATGTCGAGACGCTCTACACGCTGATGTTCGTCATGCGGTTCATGCGCAGCTGGGTCCAGACCAAATATGCGCGCGTGAAGCTGGCCGCCGATGGAACGCGGGTGAAGGCGAACTC